AGGGAAGTACTTGCTTTAATTCCTAAGTCATAATCAGATTCTAAATAGTTATATTCAAATTCTACGGCCTTATTTCCTTTAGGCTTCATTACATATTTTTTTACATTATTTTGAAAAGTAAAAGACTTTTTAACTCCGGCGTCACCGCCTGGTATATTTATAATACTTATCTTAGGGACAGTGGGCAGGCTTACGTTAGATATATGAAGCGGATCATCGGCTTCATTCCCTATACGCCTTGCTAACTTTTCACCTAACGTTTTCTTAAATGAACTTCTATTAAGTATTTCACCGTCAATCTTTAACGTACTTGATTTATCAAAATCAGCAGCCATTATTCAGCCTTCTTTTTTCTTCTTGTTTTCTTAATAGCTTCATCTTTAGGGAACGGTGCTTTTTTAATGTCATGAAAATACCATGCTGTAAGTCTACCGTTATTAGCGTTGGGGTAGATGCTCATTACTTCTACCTTTTGTCCTAATTGCTGCCCTATACTCATAAGCTTAGTTCTTATTTCTTCTTCTGTTTTACCCCTTACAAAATTCGGTATTCTTGATTCATAGCTAGACATTGATTACCTCATAAAAAAAGAGGCAGGCATTAAGCCCGCCCCTTACTATTTTAACTTATCGTTTCGGTTAAAATTAAACGTTAGCGCCTACACTAGAAGCTGACTTCATAAGTACGATAGCGTCTTGTTCGATAATTCCATACTTGAAACAACCTAACCAACCCATGTTTACAAATCTATTCAATTTGTCAAAAGGTCCGGTAGCTACCATTCCAATGTCTTGAGATACTGCCCAACCAAGAGCATTAAACCCAATTGCATAAGAATAATAAACATCTACGTTTACCGCTCCACCATCAACAACGATAGTACTTAGGTTATCGCGGATCACTCTTAGGCCTTTATACATTCCTACTTCATTACGTAGTAGAGATTCTGGCAACGAATATTTGTGCGCATCGATCCAAGAATTTGCCCCGGACTGCTCACGAATATCATGAATAACGTCATCATGTGCAATTAAGAAATAATCATTTCCTGAAAGTCCAGGAACATTTTTTCTAGCTAATTGATTAAAAGCTAATCCAAGAAGTGAAGCGTCCATAGTATCACCGGCTACTAGAGCTGATTCAACTAAAGAACCGTCAGCCTGAAGGATATTTGTAGCAGCGTCCATTGCTAGGATAGCAAGTTTATTTTGCGTTCTACCTGCATTGATCCCTACCATTTTAGCAGCAGCACGGTCTACCATTCCACCAGTTTGAAGTGAAGCAAGTTTAGTAGTTGTTACTACATTTCCATATTCTTCTGGTTGAAGAATTACTTTAGAATCTACTAGAGCTTCAGAAGTAACATCATCTTTTTCAGTAAGCGGCGTGATTGCCAAAGCTAGTTGGTCATACTTAGGTAGGTGAATAGCTTTTGCTCCGATATCTCTTTTAAGAGTAGCGAATTGTGTAGCTGTTCCCTGTTCTGCAAAAGCAACTCTAAATTCTACATCGTATTCTTCTCTAATAGAGTCGTCTACTTCTGCTGTCCCTGACATGTTGATAGTAAAAGCCATCTGTACATTCCTTTGTTTTGTTATAGGTTTTTATTAATATTCTTATTCAAAATAAATTGTAAAAAACTAAATGCTAATATTCAAGCTGTTTTCCATATTTCTTTTTAATAGCATTAAGTTCTTTTTTAGTAGAACATTGTTTTAATTCACTCAAGTACTTCTCATCTTCAGACTTAAAGTCATCGTCATTACCTTTACCGGGTGTTTTATTATCCGTGTTAGGTAGAGACTTGTTAGAAAAAAGATACTTATGTGTTTCACGTACTTTTTCTACATACTCTTTAGCGCCGTCTACTGTTAATGCTTCTTCATCTAGTTTAAGAATGTCTTTGTGGTCGTTTACTCTTAGAAGCATGTCAATATCATGAGCGTCTTTAGCGTGTCTTGATATTTCTGTTCTAAGCTTTTCACGTAACACATCAGAAGTTCTGCTTTTGTACTTTTCTTCTAAAGACATCCTTTCAGATCGTTCTTTATCAAGTAGTTCCTGCGTTTTCCCTTCAGATTCAAGTTTAGCTTTTTCTGATACTGATAATTTATCTTCAGCATCTTTAGCACGGCTTTTAATTTTAGAGTTTTCATCTTCTAATCTTTTTTTAGAAGCTTCTAATGCTAATGCCCTTTCACCTTGTTCTTTAAACTTTGCTAATTCTTCATCACTAATTTCTGGCATTTCAATTTCCTTTGCTAACCTACGTTGAACAAAATCAGACTAACCTACGTTGTGTCTATAGTTTATTATTGAGTAGAGATATCCTACTGTCCACTAATTTGTTTAGCAACCTTATCGGCGGCTTTTTTTAATTGGGCTAGAATAACCGAATTGATGCGGCGGTTAAATTGTTCCCCTCTATTTGTTGGAAGCAATCTTCTAATGACTTTAGATTTTCCTGCACCGAGTCTATTGTGGATGTCAGCTAGGAAATGCGCAAAGACCACGCCTAATGCTTTTCCGGTTATAAATACTTTTAGGCTTCTATGTAGTGCCCCTGATAATCTTAAATTTACTGGAGTGATACGCTTTGTAGATACGGCTTGTTCCTGTATTAGATTACGGGCTAGCTTTTTTTCTTCTACGTTAATTCTGACAGGTCTACCGTTAATTGTTCTTATAATAAAGTATTCCCCATCTTCACCTAAAAACGCTTCCCCTTTTATGGCAGCTTTATAAACCTCTGAATACTTCTTCCATTTCCCGCCGCCTTTTACTGGACTAATCCCTTTTATCATGTCCTGAACTATTGCCTGCTTTACTTTTACAGGACCACGTTTATAGAATTCTTTTCTAACTTTTTTATGATAGGTGCCGTTCAATAATTCTCTAGCGCCTTTGTTGAATTTTATTTTAAAACTCACTGCCCCTGCCTTCTTGCTAGGGCATCAGATAATAATGAATCTATAACATCGTCAGAAAATAAAGTATCAGTAGTCACGGCACTAGCTGTAGGCGTTTCAATGACGCTATCTATTTCAGGTTCTACCCTTTCAGTACTAGGGGCGGGTACAAATTCAGAAATGATGCTTCTTATTTCAGATACGATAGGTGAAGTGAACTTTTGATTATCGTCAGGAATATATCTTCTTCTAGGATAGCGTTTAGGTTTAGAAGCCGCCCATGTTTTAGCTTTACTTGATAATTGGTTATGGCCGTCAGCTTTAGGAACTTCATTACCCCTATGCCCTACATCTAGAAAAGAAGTCTCTACATTTTTAACCCTAAAATCATTTAGTAAGTCCCCTTCATTTTCTAGGTTAGCTAATCTTACGCCGCCTTTTTCATCTTTGGCATAGTCTTTATCTAATCTCTTAAAGCGTCCTTCCCCCTGAACGGGACTAACGCTATTTGATACATCTCTTAGGATTTTGTTTTCTAGATAGGAAGCTACTTCCCTTTTAGCTTTTAGTTTTTGTTCACTAGGAACATCCCTTAAGCCGTATTCGTTTAGGTCTAGCTTATGAATTATTTCATTACTGCCATTAGCAATTGTTTCAGAAGCCATTAGTCATCCAATTGGTTTTCTTCTTCATCTTCTGAAGGTCCAGGGGATACTTCAGCTTCTTGCATTTCTTTGATTAGCTTTTTACGTTCTTCTTCTTTTACTAATTGAATTTCATCTTCACGTTCCCTAGCTTGTTCTTCAGTTAGGTTAGGGTTCATGATCATGTGTTTTTCATGTGGAAGCATTAGACCTAATTCATCACGCATCTTAATATTAGCTAACGTTTCAGCATCAGAAATAAGTACTTTAGGTTTTTCAAAATGTATTTGTATTGATTCTGTTTTGCTAAATGTAGTTTGATTCATAGCTTCTTCATAAGCTTTAAGAGTCAAAAATAATTCGGGTTCTAATTCTTCTGCGTATCTAGATTGATTATCTTCTGTAATGTCTTGAACGTCAGCTTCAGATAATAGCCTATCAAAACCGCTGCTAAACTTTTCAGCCCCGCCTTCAATAGTTCCTTTAGCTTTAATTCCGTGGTCATCTAGAATATTAGATAAGTCAAACTTAAGAACTTCTAACTGTCCTGCTAAATCAGGATTAGCTGAAATGTATTCAGCAGTAGTAGGTTTAGCATCGGGCTTCCTACTTTGTGGTAATGATATAGCAGTGTGCATTCCCATGTGGACCTGTTTCATCTTCTGACCTTCAGGATGTGATAGGACTAGCTGCCCATGTCCCTGCGTTGAAGATGCTGTTTTTAAATCTGAAAAAGCTACATTCCATTCTATTGATTGATCGGCTAGGTTAGTGCTTATAGGATAATCTACGGCGCTATCTCTTTGCATGTAGACGCCGGGTAATCTTCCAATTGGGTTAGGCTTCTTTTCTTGGAATGTTAGGCTTAGTTTTTCATTAGAGTTATTCCCATTTCCTGAAGCGCGTTTTATTTGAACTTTAACAAATTGCTCTTTAGACCACATTGAATAGATTCTAGTATCTGCTGAAGTATCAGATTGTGATTCTGCTATAGTTTGTTCCTGACTATCCGAGCCGCCTGCTTGTTGTGTGATATTGCTATCAGGATAATTTAGAATGAATATAATTGGTTCCCCGCTAACCTGATCACGTATTACATCAAATTCATAAGGCTTCAATGCTTGTATTACATAACGTCCTTCTTCAGCCTGACGTTCTTCAGGATTCTGCCATTTAAGCCAAAGCCAGCCGTATTTGTGTAGATTGAATATTGAATCAAATTCTTTGAAGGCTATATTGAAATGATACTTCTTATAGATATCGTTTAGTAATTCCGTTTCAGTTTCATCTTCTGTTTTTCTAATCGGAGCATTTTTATATGCCTTATTTTTCTTATCGTTTATTTTTTTAACTATTGAGATATCCCCGGTTCTAAACTTAGAAGCTGTTTCGGGATACAGTTGCGCTAGGTTTTCTAAAACGTACTGTTTTTGATTACCCTCTAAACATTGGTTAGCTATCCAAGACTTCCTACGCCTTTGTCTATTTTGTTCGTTATCAATTTCTAGAATGATTCTTCTAGCGTGATCTTCTCTAGTTATATCTAATTCTCTAGCGGGTATTTGGCTGATAGGCATTATTAACTTCCTTGTTTTTAACTAAACATTATATCTTCTTCATCAATCATTTCATATTCTACACAATAATGTATAGCATAAGTAGCGGCTGTACTAATATCCTGACCTTCTGTAGTCTGATCTTCAGTGTACTTTGAATTCTCAGATAGTCTAGTATTACTAAACCCTGCGTCAATAAAATAACAACTTTCGTCAACTATCACCGCACATTCATTTTCAGAGTTTTCCAATTGCCCGTTAGTAATATTGTGACGTTCACGCACCGGGGGATTGATTGAAGGCAGGTCTATATCATAATCTAGATATTCCCCGTCTTTTCTAAGATAGTTAGCAAGGAACTTTTCTATAATATCATAATCCGATTTAACGCCTCTACTATCTGATTTAGTTCCGGTCTGATCCCCGTGAATGATTATCTTTGGATTGTGGGGTAAATCAAATACGCCTTTACCGGCCCATTCATCCATAGCGTTCACAGTTTTAGCGCCTTCAATAGCTACTTCTTTTAAAAACGTAAAGCGTTTATCACGCGCTACTTTATTACGTGCCCTTGGATTAAATTGAAGAAGGCACGATGACATAGGTTTTCCTTTTGAAATATTGAAGTCAAAGGATAGACGTAAAGGAAGTTCCCTATCTATTTTTAGATCAGGTGTTAAATGTTTTTCAGGATCATAATTATAATAAATAACGTCACTACTAATATATAGCCATTCACCGTAAAGCATTCTTCTAATCATTTTGGCGTCATACTTTTTACGTAAAGATGAATGATACCAGTCAGGAAGGAAGGGGTTTTGTTCAGTCAGTGAATAATAGGTGTGAATATTTGTGTGCCCATCTTCATCAGTCTTAGAAGCATAGTTCCCTTTTTTCTTACTGCCCTTAATGAAGAACTTATAAGCATCATGTGAAGGATCGTCAGGGTTAGTAGCTGCTATAAAAATGTTTTCAGGTATTGTTTTATTATTCTTATCTTTAGCTCTACCTAGACGCCCTATTACTTCATCAAAGAATTGCCAATCTTTAGAATCATTTTCAGTAAGTTCTTCAATAACTACCATTGATAATTTAAGTGATCTAAATTTAGATTTAAATTTCCTATCAGACCAGGACCGCGCCAATACGTAAGAACCGTTCTTAAACTTTAAGGACTTCTTAGTATGATTAACCCAATAATCAACGCCTTCAACTAAGGCACCTTCTAACATGTCTAATAATTCTTGGAAGATTGTATCAGCTAAATCAGGCATAGCTTTACGTCCTATAAGAACGCCTGCCCCGCTAAACTCTGTACAATGTTTTATTATAAGCCATGCTAACAATGTAGACTTTGCTGAACCAATTGAACCGGACAGCATAACGTAATGAGGGCCGTTAGAATAATCATATACTTTTTTGATATCGTAGATAACTCTATACTGATAAGGAATTACTGTAGGGTTAAAAGTTTTAAAGTTTAGGGGTTGTGATACTTCTTCAGTCATCGTACCACCCCATAACTTTTAATGATGTGTAAGTCCATGTGTCTATTTGTGCTTTAGTAGGTGCTACCCCATTATTTTCTATATAAGTATAAGCTAGTAGCTCTATTTCCTGCGTCACTATCTCTACAATGTTTGTAGTAGGTTCACCTTTAGAATCGGTGTAAGTGTAGACGGGCTTCATTTATTCTTTAGGCTTCTTATCTAAATCAAAAGCAAAACTAAAAGTTTCGTTTTCTTTGTTAGCTAATTCTACTTCTTGTTTGTCCTTCCAACTAAATCTATTCTTCATATTAAAGATCCAAGTACTAGCTTCAATACGTTTACCTGATTTTTGTGTGAACGTTTTATAATCGACTGCTACACCTTCCCAATGAAGGCGCGAAAGTTCTACACCTACCTTTAGGGCGTCCGAAAAAAGTGGGTGCTTTTTTTCCCAATTATACAGAGTATCTTTAGCAATATGTAAGTGACCTGCTACCGCTTCTTTACTAAAACCTTTTGTCATACATTCAACAACAATTTCACAAAAGTCATCACTGTATTTTGTAGGCCTACCGCGAAGCCGTCTTGTTTTACTAGAAGTTAATATAGTTCCGATTTCATCAATAGCGTTTTCTGTTTTAGATTTAGCTACCTTCTTCTTAGTAGCTTTTTTCTTTATAGTCTTTTTCTTACTGGCTTTAGTTACCATGACATTCCTTTCGTCAAGTTATTTATTAAATAGTACCGTTAAATAAAAGTTTAGTCTAATTCAATTCCTAGCCGTGTTCTTACTTCTGACACTAGTTCATCGGCGTCAGCCACACATGATAATCTTAAACCTATTAAGTCATCTTCACACGCCTTTAGTTTTCCGTATTCATCCAACAATCTAGGAAGAATTTTAGAGTACATTTCCGTAGCAACATGTGTCACCAATCTGATTTTTTCATCGTTTGTCATAATTTATCCTTTTTTGTTACCGGCTGTTTACCGGTAAACTACCATTGCATATATATATTTCTTTTTTTTCTTTTTTTCTTTTTCTTTTTTATATAAATCAACTTTTATTAGCTGCAATAGCCCTGGTACGGTAACAAGAGGTAACAACATCTGTTTTTAACCACTTAACCAGGGCTGTTACCGTTCTAAAACTTAATAGGGAACGGTTTTATTAGTAACGCAACCCCACTAACGCCCTTGATCAATCTATTTCCATGTTTTTTGCTACGCATCGTTCTTTTTTCGTTACCGTTATTTTTCAAAGTCTGATAGAATTTTGCGCGCCCCATCTTTATC